CCGATATCCGCTCTTGGGGGCGGTTTAGGCCGCCCCCGCCGCTCAGGCATCCCCCTCCAGAAGGAGAGAGGATGGGCATTTCAGCTCACAGCCTTCGCACTTCGTCTTTGAATTCGCGATAGAGTATGAGTACAAGTCTAAATAACCTCGCAATAACAACCACTGGCAGTGCAATGGCTTCTACAATGGGAGCCTTGTTTAATACTTTACAGAGTAAAATTGCTAATGGTGGTAGAGATAGTAACTGTAAATTTTACTATAAAGACGGCGCCGGCGGCTCACTTCTTCAAGTAGCAGTCAAGGGAGTTGTCCGGGGAGCCGTATCTGAATTGAAGAATGAAGCAGTCAATGCTTTTAATTCGCTCTTAAATGGCAAGAGAACCAAAGATACTACCGGAGCTGCATGGGTAAACTCTGAATTGGTCAAGCAGGAAGCTGAACAGAAAACATACGGCATGATGCACGTTGACGGAGGTACCATATATGCACTGGATGATTGGGGCGGTACTGCCACTGAAGCTCTTATGTTAGGTATCGAACTGGATCAAAGCATTACAGTTAATCAAAAATTCCCAGTATATCGAACAAAAGTAATAGATGCAAAAAAAGGAATTTATCAAGAACAAGAGCCTGACACTATTGAGAACACCGTAACCACAAAGACTTTGGTGTGGTATGACACTACTGCATTGATTACTATCAATTCTGATAAGAATCTAATTGCTACCCGTGTGACTGGTCGAGACTATAGCCGAAAAGAACTTGTATCCAATGGCGATATAAAGTTCACTGTTTCAGGTCAAATCACCAGTGGTAAACCTGACATATATCCGGCAGAAGAGATGCAGAAATTTTACAAAATCATGCAATACAAGGGCATTGTCAAAATCAATAATATGGTTCTTGACCAGCTTGGCATTACCCATATTGTCATTGAGAACTTCAATGTTTCTCCACGCCAGGGATATAAGGCACTCCAACAATACACATTCTCCGCTATCGGTCTCCAGCCTGAAAATGAGATTGAAATTTCTGAAGATACTATTTCGATCATTCCTCAAAAGAATGTCTCCGCTAATGATGATGACGGAAGTGAGTGGATGAAGATGTTGAACAACCAGCTTGAAGGACTGAAGTCTATGGCCTCCGATGTATTCAAACAAGGAATGGGCCTCGCCGCCGGTCTGTTGGAAGATACCTTATAATTTATGGCTTCAGATTTAACAGCACTCCGAACTCAACGCCCGGATCTGGTTCAGCAGGTCGAGTACACCCTCACGCCCAAATATTATCAGCATAAGGCGTATGAGGATAAACTTGCCATACTTGTATGTCAGATAAAGATATGGAAGGCAAATGGAAATGATTGGTTTTCTATACCTTCTGCCAATCAATGTCTTACGATCCGAGAATGTGAGAGTATTGAAGTATCGGACTCTGCAAAAAATCTTATCAATAAGGCTGTGATAAGATTCCCTCGTGGCACTGTCATCAATCTCTCCAGCCGGAAAGAAAAGGACGTTATAAGTGGCGATAAAGCGGATTCTACTGATAAAGAAAATACTCTTATCACAGCTAATAATGATGGCGATATCACAACTTCTCCAACCGCCTTATTTAGTGAAGATGGGATTTCCACCACATCTATGGCAGCCAACTATGATGACAAGGGGTTGATCGACTTCAATAGAACCAAGACCGAGCCGGCATTATTAAGTCCTAATGATGTTGCGGTTGGCAATCGCATTGAAATACGTTTGGGATATGCCTATTCTGAATCGGAGTTTAAGAAAATGAATACTGCCGACAGTGACCCCAATATGGATGTGGTCTTTACAGGCTTCATCACTGCCATCTCAGTAGATACTCCCTTGGAGTTAGAATGTACCAATATGGCCCACATCCTTGCATCTGTCAGCACTCCTAATATTTCTGCCAAAGCTACATTGATGGTTAAGGATTTTCTTGACGATGATGGCACTTATCACCTCTTGAAAGACACTGGTATCCCCCTTGCTCCAGCCAGCAAAGGTTCCACCATATCGGTCAGTGGTGGATCAATCAGCAATAATCTTACGATAGCTGATGTGCTTACTGAATGGAGTAAAAGTGGTGTTCTCTGCATTATGGAAACCAAATCTGATGGCTCTGTTCAGTTGCGTGTGGGATTGACTTATTATGCCGGGAAAGGTAGTGGCCTTCCCAATAATGATAAAAAGTACATCACCTATAATGGTGGAAACAACTCAGTCAAACTTATTCAATTTGACTGGGATGTGGCTCAGGATAAACTGAATCTCAAACGTAATGATAAAAAATATCTTGCGGTCGAAGCACAAGGACGAACTAAAGATAATCAATTTTTCAAACTGACTCTTCGCAAAAATCCTAATCCTGATGATGAAGGGTGGGTAATTGACAGCGATGGCCAGTTCCAGGTTGTGAATCGCCGTAAAGTGAAAGACCGAAAGAAAATGAAGTTTGTCAACGGCACTTTCAGTACCAAATGTATTGAAGGACATCTGACAGATCCGGCAAAACTCGATAAATATAATGTCATTCAGTATATCTCGACTAAGGTGGGGATTACTGAAGAAGAATTGATAGAGGAAGCAAAACAGTATTGGGCAAACTATAATCCCAATGGTATATCCGGCTCGATTGAGATATTTGGTGATCTTCTTATCCGGCCCACTGACATTGTGGGATTGATAGATGTCCGACAACCCGAAAAGAATGGATATTACTACGTTGAAGCAGTCAATACAACTTTCGGAATGAATGGATATCGCCGTGAACTTCATATCCCATATAAAATCGCAACCTTTTCAAAACCTGTTCAAATCATTTAACCATCATGTCGCTTAAAGGAGAAATCAACAAATATTCAGGGGATGTGCGCCGGTCAATCGGTCAAATGGCTCGTCAAGGCATGACTGGGCCAGATGGGGCTGTGCGTGGCACCAAGAAAATCTTAGGATATGTATGTGCCATTCATGAAGATGGGGATTTGGCCGGCACCATAGATGTTCAGGAATTTAATTATGAGCCTGATGAATATCCTATTATGGGTACTGGTCATCACGAAGGGGTGTTGTTGTCTGCCATTCAAGATAATTCTGAAGGCATATTAATCGTACCTATGCTTTATTCAGAAGTTGTTATAGTCCAGAATCCAACAGACGGGCGCGAATATGTGCAGATGTATAGCCATGCAAAGCGTATTCAATTATTAGCCCATTCAATAGAGGGGGAGGATGATGGCGAAATTGAAATAGGTGTAACTGAAACTGAAAAACTGGTTGAAACAGATGATGGCTTAGATAAAGATTACTATGAACTGGAGCCTACCAAAAACAAAACCAGCACCAAATATACCGCTACCACCATTACCGACCAAGTAATTTCTCCGGATGATGAGGAAGGATTCAAGGAAGAAAAAACCGTAGAGCATAAAATCATTACTGTGGGCGATACAACAATCACTATTGATGGTGAGAACGTGATAATCGAGACAAGTGGTAAGGTTTCATTCAAGGTCGGAGGTACAACCATTACTGAAGAGGATGGCTCCGTAAACATCAAGACAGATAAAGCCAAAATTGAAACAAGTAGTTGTGAAATTAAAGGTTCTGATGTTAAGGTTGACGGCACTTCAGTTACTATTACCGGCGGCACTCTTAAAACCAAAGGAGTTGCAGCTACCGACTTGAATGGGCCATTCAACGCTATTAAAGTATGTCCTTTTAGCGGCGCGCCTCATTGTGGATCATCTGTCAGTGGAACATAATTATGAGTAAATCAGCATTTGCACAAGCTATCATATCAAAACTCAAAAGTTCAATAGGTACTTCCGGTAAGGATTATTCCGCTGGAAGTGCCTCTGCTGCAATGAGTGCAGTAGCAGCCGGCATTACCGAATATCTGATAGCGAACACAACGGTAATGGTGTCTTATGTAGGCGTCATCCCCGGTGTACCGCCAACTCCAGATCCACTTGTTACTGATTCTTTCAAAATAATGGGCAGTTGTGCCCCCACTGGCCCATCTAATAGCTTTGATAGTTGGATTAGACAGATTGAGACCAATATCATTGCCGGCTTTCAGTTGGCAGCAATGGGCAATGGAGGATTGGTCTTTCCTCAAAAACCTTTTCTAAGTCCTGGAATTATCACGTCTCAGGCGAATTTGAAAGCCACACACGATGTCAGCGATGAAGATCCGCAGCAAAAAGTCTGGGAGGTGGTTTGTGGGGGTATAATGGATTGGATAAATGGTCTTGCACTGAATATAACTCCTGGTGCAGCCACCCACCCAGCAGTATCATCCACCGGCACAGCGACAATAACCAAAATAACCATCACTTGACCCATCCAACTTGACTATTATAGATAAAAAGCAGTCAAGAAAGATGGTAAGAGACTTAATCATAGATATGAAGGAGCGCGACTTGTTGACCGAGGACAAGTCCAGTGCTTCTGTGCCGATATTTGACTCACTTTGGGGTAACATATTTGATGAGGATAAAGAACTCGATATTCTCATTTGCAACATAATTATTCCTGAAGCCTATTGGAGTATAGTGGGTTATGAGGATGGCGAAATGACTTGTCGTTTCAAATCAGCATATATCCCAAACACCAGCAATTTCAGAATAAGACTTGTGGGATTGCGAGACGGCAAATATTATGTTTTCAGCAGAATCCGAGGCGATTTCGGTTTACCTGTCAATAGTTATGTGCTGAGTAAAAACATTGCCGCACCCATCTCAGCCTGTATGCTCCCATTCATTGATATTGATGGAGAATTTATTGTCAGAATGGTGCAAAACAGCAAATCTGAAGTGCTGGATAAGGCATATATTTATTCTGCGAAAAGCACTGACATCAGCATTAATTACAGTGATGATCAAGCCTCCCAGCTTTTGACATTGTGTGCTCCAGGGAAGAGTTACAGATACCCGACCACAGGTGTAGGCATTACCAAATACCTGAATTGTGTTGTGGCCCATTGACTTACAAAAAGTGCTGGAGGCTCAGTTTAATGGTGATAAGAAGCCTATTCAGGATGCAGAATTTGATAACGAGACGTGTAAGCTCGATGTCCTCTTCAGTCCCGAAAAAGAAGAGTCTGATACTGGACTGGATGATATTGATGATCTCAATCTCTCGTTCTTCAGTCTGTTTACTGACGAATATGTGCGTCGGAACGTAGTCTTGAATGAATTGTCTGACACAGACTTCATGGAGTTACTTAATGGATATCCTTATGTGCTCAATATTCTTCTGTTTACTGATTACACAACCAGCGCTTCTCGAATAGCCAATAATGTTGAGGCCGGACAATTCAATGGTGTTGGTGAGATAATCCCCAGCAATCAATACTATATCGTTTCAGCAACTTTAGAAGCTAATACGATAGTAATGTTTGATGATGAAACGGAAGATAACGTAAAAGACGCTCCGATTTTTATCATCAATGACAATGATGAGACCCGATTATATACGGCGCTGGTTGAGCAACCGTATTGGCTCACTGAAACGTGTCATAAATGCTTTATCCTTAAACGCCGGTCAGTAGTAAAGTATATGATCCGACAAGACCAGTTCCGCACTGGCAAGGGATTGTATATGGTCCCTCAAACAAGTGCGAATATCAAGAATATGCTTGGACTGGTACAAGACATTCATACTGGCCGACTCCTTGGTATCGTCTCAAATAGCACCAACATCAGTGATATGACACTGGATGAAATCACTCAGCATATTTA